TCGGCCGACCGTACGCAGCGGCTGGCCCTCCCAGCCGATAGCCAAACTCAAGGTATCGCCGTGGCCGGGATACCAGGCGCCGCGCCATTTGCCCTCGGAGTCCTCCAGTTCAACCGAAAGGCTGTCAGCCTGGCCGGTGAGAAAGTCCGCGTACGTTAGCGAAAGCAGATGCACGCTGACATTGCGGGTGATGTTGCTTTGTTGGTAGCTGAGGACGAAGCGCGCCTCGGGCACCTGAGTAGGCCTTATCTCATCCACGGCGGCAGATCCTCTGTAGAAGGCGCCGACTCAAGAACCGGGATCGCCAAGGTCAGGCCGGCGGGCAACTCGGCGGTGATTGGAACGTGAGGATTTGCCTCAATGATCGGCGTGTAACGGTGAGCATCGCCGTAGTATTGCCAGGCTAATTGATCCCAGCGCTCGCCCTCCGTCGTAGTGTGCGGAATGAACATTACGCTCTCCTGGTAAGTACTTGCGCGGCCAAGCCAGAAAGCCTGGCGCTCGCGCCGCTCATCTTCGTAAACGCCTGATCAAGAGACTCCTTGGAGGCTGAGAAGCGCTCGACGATGTTGCCAAGGTCGACCGGGGTAAGGCTCGATCTGGCGACCATCACTCCGCCCAATACATCCTCGCTGAGGCGTGATAGATCGGCGCCATCCTTGAGCAAACCGGCCATGTCTTTCAGCTCCTGCAGCGGTTCAATGGCCCGCGCAGTGACGCCCAGTAACTGGGGCACTTGGCCGAGGATCATCGAGGGGTTTCCGCTCTTGACGGTTTCGTAAAGGTTCTGGCCCGCCTTCAAAATGTTGCCGGCGGTTTTGGCGTGACCCAGCACCATTTGCGTCGTACTGGGCGACGGCATCAAACGCGAGAGCAGCCCAGGCGTGCCGGCGCCGGCAGCGGCCGTGCCTGTTACGGCCGGATCGAGCAGCCCCGGCCGGGCGACCTTGCGCGTAAAGGCGCCGGTGTACTCTTTCAGGCTGAGTTGAACCGTTGCGGCGTGCACCTGGCCAACGGCCGTTGCGCGGCGTGTCGTCCTGCCCATGTTGCAGATGACATAGGGGCCGAGGTATTCGCCGCTGCCCATGACAAAGGCCAAGGGTTCGTGCTTGCTCTTGGCAAGGCGCAGAGCCCGCAGGCGCTCCTCGGGATCGCCGAGAAGCGGGTGCAATTCAATCGTCAGGTTGCATTCATCCAGCCCCTCGCCGATCCATTCCAGCAGCGGCTTACCCTGAATGCGCGCATGTTCAGACCAATCGGCAGTCCCACTCTGTTCCATGCCAGTGATGCCGCCGGCAACGGTGAATTCGATGTCCCCCAAGATGGCAAACATTAAGCGGTCACCCCATCTGAAGAGCCATAACTGAGGCGGCGTTTATCGCGCATATAGCGATCCATCATCCGCATAAATTCGGCGTAACTGGCCTGCAGCCCCTGATTGATTTGATCCATGCCGGCGCCGGCCGGAACGTTGATTTGCGGGGAAAACGTAAAACTTACTTGCCCGCCGGCTCCGCCGGAGCCGCCCAGTTGGCCACCCCCCGCAGGCGCCATCATCCCGGCTCTGGAAACGTCCATTGGATTGGGCTCCGTCATGTCAACGCTGGTCTGTCCCGCCATACCCAGCGCGGCCTCGCGCACCAGACCCGCTTGGGAGCTGATGCCGATGGCGGCGCCCTCGCTGATGTTTGCGCCGTACCCAATGAACACCCGGCTTGGCGACTGAATGCCAAGCTTCTCGGTGAACCAGCCTTGAATTGATGAACCGATGCCGAGCACGCTTTCCTTCAGCGCGCCCGCCATGTTGGTGATCCCGTTGACCAGGCCAGTGACGATCATCCCGCCAAACTCGGAAAACTTGCCGGGTAATTCAAACCCGAAGTAGTTCATAACCGCCGCAAAGGCGCGGTAGAACAATCCGACCGGGGAGAAGTTGAGCAGCGTTTGCGCAATGCCGGAGATGCCGCCGCTGAAACCTTCTTTTATCTCGGCCCACAAGCCGCTGACAAAGGTCTTGATCGGCCCCCAGTAGCGGTAGATCAGGAAGGCCGCGACCGCGATGCCGGTGATAGCCAAGCCGATAGGGTTCATCAGCAAGGCCCTGCCGATCCACAAGATGGCCTGCCCGACAAGTCGCAGGCCCGTCAGCAGTTGGCCGCCCAATGCCTTGGCCAACATCACGCCGCCACGGGCCAGCCATGCGGCGCCTCTGCCGGCTGCGGTAAGCGCCGTGCGAAGATCGTTCAGAGCCGCCCGACCAAGCCAACTGGCGGCCCGTCCTACAGCGCGCATTCCTTGTGCGCCTTTGCCGAGGCCGTTGATCAGCGGTGCGAATTTGCCGCCGCGCCACGCGGCCTGCAGGAGCGTCCACTTGGACGACAACGATGTCATGGCGGTCCTCATCGCCACAAAGGGAGACACCACCAGATTGGCCCCGTAGGCCACGCCGATGAATGCCATCTTGCCAACCAGCAGCCCGCCAACCAGGCCAACGATACCCTTGATCAACTCGGGGTTCTCGCCGGCCCAAGTGGAGAAGGAACGCATCAGCGGAACAACCGCTTGGCTCACTTCCACGATGGCCGGCAGCAGCGCGTTGCCAACTGAAATGCCGATGTCGGCTAGGTTAATACGCAGTTCCTTGAGCTGCTCCTTGGAGCTGCCCATACGCTTGGCCCAATCCTGATCGAGCACGCCTTTATCGGCCGCATCCTTGCTGCCTTCTTTGATGCCGCCTAGATCCTTCTGATTGGCCAGCGCAGGGCGCACGAAAGACAACACCTGCTGGTCGGCAAACAGCTCGCCGAGCTTATAGGCCTCATCGAGCCGGCTGAGTGCCGTTTCACGTTCTTTCTGATCCTTGATATCCAGCGCCTTGCTGTATTCCGCTGCGGCGGCCGGCGCCTTGGTGCCCAAGTGCTTGGTCAGGATTTTGATCATGGATTCAGCGGGAGAAAGTCCCTCGCTGACCAGGTTTTTCATGCTGCCTTTAAGATCGATGCCGGCTTTTTCAAACGACTTGATCGTGTCGGGCGCGGTGATCTTTGAAAGGAAGTTTTTGAAGTTGTTGGCCGCCTCATCATTGTTGCCGGCGCCACGGCGGGCGATCTGCAGGGACGCGCCTATTTCAGCAACAGCGCGTTCGCCGGTAATACCCAGGGCGGCAAACTGAGGAGTCAATTGCGGCAGCCATTTGGCCATGTCGGCGAGTTCGAACTGGCCGCTTTTACCTGCGAACGCCAACATGTTCATTGACCGTTCAAGGCCCGCGGCGCCAATGCCCAGATTGTCATTGAGCGCAATGGCCACCGACCCAAGATCATCCATGCTGGCGCGGGTGGCCGTCGCCGTTTTGGCCATGACCGGCGCATAGGCGGCCAGCTCTTTGGCGCTGGAAATCCCGCCGGCAATCAAGACGCCGGTACCCTTGGCCACATCGGTCTGGGTCTGGTTCCATTTGACAGCGGCGCCACGCATGACATCGCTGAGGCGAGTTTCTTCCGCCTCGTCGAAGCCTCCAGTGATGGCGATATCGCGGGTTTGATCTTGAAAGTCGATGGCGGTTTTCATCGACTGAACAATGGGGGCGCCGAGAACAGCAGCGGTACCGCCCACTTCCATCGCCTGGCCGCGTAGCTCGCCGCGCTTGGCCTTGAGGGTCTCTCCACGGGCGATGCTGGCGGTAAGGCGGTCTTGCTTGACCTTGAGCTGGTCAATTGAGCGTCCCACCAGGTCATATTGACGGCGCAACCGCTCAACGCCAGTTCCGCCCCTAGCGAGGGCGGCGGACAATTCGGTGCCAATGAGCTTTTGCTTTGCGGCGAGGCCATCGGTGGCGCGGCCGAGTTGTTGTACGGTCGATTTGGCCGAGCCGAAAGCGGCGCTGAGGCTGCCGGAAACGACGGCGCCGATCTTCAGTCCAACCAGTACTTCGTTAGCCATAAAGTTTGCTACGCTATGGGCATGTTTGAAAAAGCCGCTCTACGCACCGCCAATATTCTGTATGCACTGGCCATCGGCGCCGGTGTGATCGGGCTCGCCTGGCTTTGCCTGGCTCACCTGCCGTTGTGGGCTGCGGTCGTCGTGTTCTGCATTGGCTTACCGTTGCTGGCTTCGGTGGCTGCCCCTATCGCAGCGGGCGGCGCTTGGTTGGCGGGATTGGTGGTTGCGCTGGTCGCGGTTATCGGTCGCTCGCTTTATCGGCGAGTTCGATCCGCCGGTTGATCTCACGCCTGCAGGTTTCCACCCAACGCCAATACTCCGCCATATCCAGCCGCCTGATCTCAGACGGCTGAAGCCTCAGCACCAGCAGTAGTGCCTCGTCCCAAGACTCCAGCAAGGTCTCCTCCGCTAGCCATTTCCCGTAACACCTCGGTGGCTAACTTCGAATCGGCAATGTCGAACTCGCCGAGATCTTCCAGGGTGACGCCCAGCATCTTTGCAATGAGCAAATCTTCCATCGCGCCTTCATCTTTCGTAACGGCTTGAGCGGCGCTGATGTCTTTGCGCTTCAGGCGCTTGATTGGCAGCTTTTTGATCGCGCTGCCATCGCCGCCTTTGAAGGGAAATTTGAGGGTGAAGCTGAGTTCGTCGGCCATCTTTGATGCTCCAGAAAGGGTTGCTCGTTGAGAGCCCTGAGCATCTCACCCGGACGAGGTGATGACTTTTAATCGAGTTTAAAGAGAAGCCCCGCACTGGGCGGGGCTTCGAATTTTCTACTTGCCGAAGGCGATGAATCACCGGTTACTTGGATGGATTCGTGACCGCACAACTGCCTGTAACTGGTCGAGAGTCAGCTCGTACGAGTAAGGTTCGCGTTGATTTGCCAGCTCTTCCAGCATGCGCTCATAAAGACCTGTTGTAGGCATGTGCGAATTTTTGATCCTGCCCCTGAAGTGCGCCCACTTGCCGAGATCCTCGGTGAGGACACGTGCAATTGAAAGCAGCTCGCTTTCATTGTTTCCGTCAAAACCTGGGAATACCACATCGCTAGCTTTGAAATCCAACTGAGCGCGTTCCGCCTCTGTCAGGTCTGCATAGCCGAGTTCAAGGAGTTGCCACAGATCCAATACATCCATGACATATTTGACATTCGGCGGAGTGTCCTCGCCAAGGAACATGTTTGGGTAAGCATGCGCCAATGCCCATCCATCTCCGTCACAAATCATGCGCTGGACAAAGTCTGCATCAACAGAATCCTTAATGTTGAGCGCTTTATGAATGTCAGTGAGAAGCGTGAAAAGCAGCTGATCTTTTCCGGAAAATTCCATCTTTTCATCCTTAAAATTACGCGGCATCAGATTGCCGCAACACATCCTATTTATGAACGCCAACAACCACAACGAAAAAGCCCGAGCCAATGACCGAAAGCGGATCACCTTATCCGTTGATTGAGAGGTTTTGGTTCCAGGGTCTGCGGTGAGATCCAAGAAAGACGCCGCTTTCCCGTTCGGGTTAAGCGGCGTTTTTCCTAAGGGAGTGTCGCTTTTCAAGCCTGCCCGATGTTCTGCCTGTACTTCGACAACTGATCCTGCCCGCCGACCTTAAAAATGTTGGCCAGCCAATCCAGCAATACGATTTCCTGCCCATTCAGAACCTGGCGCACGTAGGTTGCCGAGAACGGCGTTTCGTACTTGGTCGGATCTCGTGGCTTGTGCCCGCCGAGCTGGTACTCCTTGCCGGTGATGGTCATCGTGGTAACCAGCGGCAGCTCCTCGACGAGCCCGGCGCTGTTGAATACTTGAACGTTGTTGCGGCACTGCAATTGAACGCTTTTGAATGGCGTAACCAGCTTGCTGGCGGCCTCGTAGTAAAGGCTGTTCCAAACGAATTTACCTTCCAGCTTATCGATGCCATCCGGCAGCTCGATCAAGCCGACCATTCCAAGCCCCTGAAAGTCGCTGGTTACGGTTTTGATGGAGCCGAGGTCGACTTCTTCCAGCTTGCCGAAGAAGCTGGCGCCGTCGAGGTAAACGTTGGCGTTGGAAATGCGGTGAGCGCTGAAGCCGGCCATTACTGTGCCCCCAGGTTGACCAGGTAATCCCCGGTGATTTCGGTTTCAAAAGTGCCGCGTTCAAACGGCAGCGGAATGCCCAGCTTGTAGCTGAACAGCACATGGCCTAGTTCCAACTCGGTTTGCGGGTTGCGGGCCGGGTCGTACCAGCATTCGCCCCCGAGAAGTGCCTCGTCGCCGATCAGCTTACGAATCAGCAAATTGACGCTTTCGGTGATGCTTGTAATCAGCGAAGTGGTCACGGGCTGGTCGACGAACTGAAGCGAGCTGTAGCGGATAGATTCGTCGATAACGTCCTTGGTACGCCGCACGTTTTCGAAGTTACGCATGTGGGTCACGGTCGGCCAGGCTGCCGTTCGGTTGCCCCACAGGCGCAGCCCGGTGCCGAAGGAATTAAAGACGGTGGTGATGCCGTTTTCGTTCAGTAGGTTGACGTCGCTCGATGCGTCATCGATCCGGGCGCTGAGTGAGCGCTCCAAGCCGATTACGCCTGTCAGCTCCTGGTTGGAGCTGCTCCACCAGTAGCCTTTGTCGTTATCTATCTTGGCCCGCAAGCCGGCGGCTCGAATCGACAATGGTTGCAGGCGGACGCCATCAGTCGGCGCGTCATAGACTTTTACGTGCGGGTAGCACAAACGCACGCGGTCGCTGCTGGTGTTGAAGTTGATATCGCCGGCCGGCCCGCGCCCCGCAATAACCTGCTGAACCGTGGTTCCGATTGGGGCGTCGATGTAGGCCACGCCGCCGACTTGGGTCGCGGCCGAGATCAATTCAACGCTCACCGAGTTCAGGGTGCCGTAGCCGGGTGCGATAAAGATCTTCCCGAAGTAGCCCAGCAAGTTGTAGCTGTCCTGGAAGGCCTTCAGGCCCGTGCGCTTGCCGGCAACAGTGACGCCGCCAATGATGTCGGCCGGCGTGACTTTGCTCGGATCGGCGTAGGCGTAATCGGCTTTGACGGGGCCGTTGACGGGGATGGTGCCGGTGGGCAAGCGCTTCGCCCGGCCGGTCAGCATATCGACGGAGTAATCAGCGCCATTGACGTAGGTGTTCGTGCCCTCTGGAGATTTGAGGGTCAACGTCTGGAGCGCGCCGTGCTCCAGCTGCAGGAGGTCGTTGTCGTTGAATGAGCGCTCCTGTCCGGCAACGCTGGTGCGGTGGATCGCGGGATCGAGGACGTTCACGACCAGCACCGTCCCGGCGCCGAAGTCGTAAATGCCTTCGAGCGCTTCCGGAATGCTGAAGCCGGCGAGGTGCGAGCCGAACTGAGCGCCGTCGATTTCGTTCAAAGACTGGACCAGTTGATTGATCGGCCCGGTAGGCGCGGTGCCAACCAGGGCGATGACGGCGGATTTGACCACTTTGATCGGGCGCGGGCCGCGCTCGACTTCCAGCGTCTCGATACCGTGTAGATAGTTAGCGGCCATCGGGCGTTACTCCTTCTCGACTTTCTGAGGCGCGGGAGAAACCTTGGCGGCGGCCTTGGTTTCAGGCGCAAGCGGTTCCAGATGCTGAAGTTCCAGCAGCACCAGGGTGTATTCATGATCGGCCGGCAATTTGACGGGCTTGCCCGGCGACAATTGCACCTCCAGCAACTCACGCTTTTCGCCAACCCGCAGGGAAGCGGCACTCTGAGGGCCTTTGTAGAGGTAACGGGTCAGGTTCATTACATTTCCTCAAATCGGGGTTCGGTCAAAAGCGGCCCGGTCTCCGGGGCCATCAACTGCAGTTGGGTGGAGCGCGTGGCGAAGTCCTGGGCGTACTGCCAAACGCCGTTCATGTGGCCGATGAAGTGTTCGAAAACCGGGCGGCAAGCCTGATCGCAGTGCGGGGCGCGCCATCCGGTGAGGCAGGTTCGGATGCGGTCGAGATACGAAACAACGCCGTCCTTGCCGTTGAGTTGGCGGAACACCAACGTCAGCCGGAGCGTCATGCTTCGAGCTTGAAATACCGCGTCAGTGCTTTCCGAACCGCCAAACGTCGATTTGCCGTAGGCCAGCAAAATCGCCCCTCGCGGGTGGTTCAGCCGGTACTGGAGCGGGCTCTCGGGAAACAGCTCGATCATGAGCTCTTGGCCGAAGGCTTCCCGCAGACGCTCCAGCATCGCCTCCATAAGCTGCTCGGTTTGCGTTTTGGGCGGCGCTTCGCTCATCAGTAGCGCCCCCATGTATCCGCATCGAACCGCTGCGGTCGTACGCGGACACGGATTTCGCCCGGCTCCGGCGCGGCGTGGCCGGCGGGCATGCCCAGCGTAACCACGCCGTCCCGGATGCTCTCCAGCAGCTTGATGGTGTCCTTGCGGCTGTCCTTCACCGCATCGGGCAACGCGCCCTCAGGTCGGCGCTGATACAACCAATGCCGCGCCAGATACACCACCGCATCCCGCAGCACGGTCGGCACCGGATCGAGCGGCAGGTTGTAGCGCCCCCGAAGGTAGCCATCCACCAGTTCTTCCGCCTGCCGCACGCCGTCCTCAATGACGCTTTCATTGGGCAGCCTGGCGGCGGGGTCATCGTTGGAGAGCTGAATCAGCGTCAGCTCCGGGATGGCATTGCCGATATCAGCGCGGATGCAGTAGCGCATGGGTTAGCCCGCCTTCAGCTCGACCAAGGCTTCAGGGAACAGGCACATGGCCAACGGGTTCGCCTGGGCTTCCAGATCCCAGCCTTTGCCCAATTTGCGTTCCTCGGCCTTGCTATAGAACGGCTGGCCAATGGTGTTGACGGTTTCGTTGTAGTTCGCCGGGGCGTTGAACATGCGGAACACGCCACGGGCCACCGGGAACACCTGGGCGATGTCGGCCGGGATGAATCGCTGGCCGCTGACGGTGACGTCGTACTCGATGAACTCGATGCCGCCGAAGGTGAAGCCCGAGCGCACATCGCCGCCGAGGCGATCCTGCGCCTCCTGGTAGTTGGCAAATGCGGCTTTGACCTTTTCATGGTCGATCATCGCGTCGAACCAATCCGGCCCGCACAGGGCGCGGAAGCCCGTGACCATCACGCCGCCGAGTTTGGATTCAGAAAAGCGCTTGGCGTCGAGGCAGGCCTTGCGCACGTTGGTGCCGGCATTGCTCAGCGCCACCGCAATTTTCTTCTGGCTGACTTCGAATTCTTTGAAAAGGTCGCTGATGACTTCGCCGTCCGCGTCCAGCAGCTTGCCGCGAAGCGCGCCCACCCGCTGGAATTCACGGGTAGCCTCGATGCTGTTTTTCAACTCCTGCAGGTTGTCGTTGATCACGGTTGCCACGGGCGCCGTTGCGTCTTCCTGGCCGAACGCGGCAACGCCCTGCAATTGGCTCGGCAGAATCGGCCGGTTGAGCGGCAAATGCAGCGTTTCGAAGGTGCGGCGTTTGCGTTTGCTGCCCTTCATCGGCGCCGGGTCGTCATTGCGGGAGGTGTTTGGCACAAGTACCAGGCGGCCTTCGCGCTCATCGATAACCACACTGGTGCTGGTTACGCCTTTTTCGTCAAACAGCCCCATGGCGCCGACTTTGCCGGGAATTGCGGGGAGCTTGTTCACGGCGGCGGTGAGGTTGGCAACGCTGAACATGTCTTGCAGATTCATGGAGTACTCCAGATCAGAGGGCCGCACGGGCGACGATGCCCATGGCGGTGAGTTCGTCGAGGGCGGTGGCCTTCTGGGCTTCGGTGATGCCTTCCGGCCAAGCCAGTTCGGCGAGATCGAGTACGGCGCCGCGAGAAATCACCACGCCCGGCTGGTCGCCGGCTGTTGCGTCCACGGCTTCAATCAAAACCGCCGCCGATTTTTTGGCCGCGCCGGTTCCGGCGAGGTCGACCACCTGGTACTTGCCGGACACTTTCGCCAGCACCTGGCCGAACGCGTAATGCACCCCGCCCAGCAGCGTGACCCTATCCTTCGTCCAGCCGGGGCAGACTTCGACCAGCAGCAAGTCGCCCGGATCTTTCGGTTGGTTAAACGTGGCCATGGGGCCTCCTATCGTTTGTTGCGGGCTTCGGCGTCGGCCAGCAGTGGGTTGGTGGTTTCGGGAACGGTCTTGCCGGCGCGCTGCTTGGTGGCAATTTCGGCAAAGCTCACGCCGCCCGCCAAGTCGGCGAAGATCGCCTTCAAGCCGTCAGCCAACGGTTCGCGGGCGTCCTCTTCGCCGAACTCCAGCGGGGTTTCGCTGGAATCGGCGTAGTCCAGTGCCGCAATTACAGCCGGGGCGTGTGCCGGCTTCATACCAGCGGCCACCAGTTTCTCGGCGAACGCGACGTTGGCCCCGTGGATGGCTTCATGCGCGGCGGTACGGGCGGCCTTATCTCGCTTGGCGATGTCGGCCTTCAGGCGTTTGTTTTCTGCCTCAAGGGCGGCGGGATCTTTGTCGGACATGCTGGTTACCTCAGTGGATCGGGACGGTTCAGAGAAAGCGGGTTGATTGCCCGGCTCAGGCTGTCGGGCGATTTCGGAGAGGCTGTCGATGGCCCACGACGGGGCCACCTGGTCGGCGGTTTCTTTGTCGAACTTGCCGATGAGCCATTCACGAAACCGGCGCCACATGTCTGAGTTGAGTTCGTGGCCGTAGTCGCCGAACTCGACGACGCCTTCCTCGCCGTCCGCCAGCTCGATGGGGCGCAGGCCTTTCACGGCCGGAGGCTGGGCGCCGAGGAAACCAACATGGCGCAGGTAGTACACCCCCGGCACCGGGTTGTTGGCGGCATCAGGGTGATAGAACGAGGCGGAAATTTTCTTGAAGCGGCCCTTGTCTACCAGCTCGGCAAACGCTGGGTCTACCTGCTGGGGTTCGGCGACCAGGCCATTGGCGGTAGCGGTCAGCGACTTCACCCACCCGGCCGCTGGGGCGTCGTGCTTCGGGTGCCCGATAACCATCGGGGCTTCGTGTAAGGCCGGGTCATACGCGCTCACAGTGGCGGCCAGATCGGACTCGCTAAAGTCAAAACTGGCGCCGTTCATTGCGGTATGACTGCCGGGCTTGAAGATGTGCAGTGGTTTCATGGCTGTGCGCTGCGTAGAGGTGATGCGCACAGCCTGGGCCAATGGGCGGCCCAGGACTTTTAATCGAGTTTAAAGAGTCCCTATCGATCTGGAATGAAACAGTCTTGGTTCGCCCGGCTTCAGGTGCGATTATTTGGCAACGCCCACAGGCGTTAACAGCCAACGGTTTTTGAGGATAGAAAATGGACGAGCTACTGGAACCGATCTGCTTTGAGTGCGTGGGCGATAGCTTTTTGCAAAAGACGATTATCAACGCTGGCACGAAAGGCGAATGTTTAACCTGCGGAAAGAGTCAGCTATCCATCGAACTCGATTCGCTAGCCAATGAAGTCGCTAAAATTCTCAGTAATACAGTGGAGATTGGGGACTATCACGATATCTGGGATATCGAGAGTGACCGGATCAGCCACACCGAACAGAGTGGCGACCCACTTAATTATTTTGTCACGGAGATCCTGCGACTCGACGATGAAGAGGATCCACTAATCGACCTCGTGCTGGACAAGTTAGTGGGCCAATCACCCGGTGACGAAAGCTTTTTTGACCATGAAAACTATAGTCGAAAGACGATTATTCCCTTCGAAACGGAACTCAACTGGATTCAGTTCCAAAGTGAGCTGATGCACAAAAGACGGTTCTTCAATGAGAAGGCGAAGAAGTTTTTAGAGTGGTTGTTCGATGGCATCGATTCTTACCACGTATGGGGATTCGGGCCGGGTGTCGTGCGCACTCTAACTCCCGATGAATGCGAACCGATCTACCGCGCTCGAGACTGTACGCCGCCTAAAGACCAAAGCCAGAACATCATCGCAGATCCTAAAAACCAGCTCGCGGCGCCGCCAAAGGAATTGGCGCCGACTGGCCGAATGAGCCCAGCCGGTGTTCCTGTGTTTTACGGCGCTTTCGAGCGTGAGACATGTATTGCGGAGCTGCGGCCACCGGTTGGTGGAAAAGTAATCAGTGGGGAATTCAGGCTGACCAAGGAGGCTCGCGTATTGGATTTCACTGCGCTG